GGGTCGTGTAGGAGCTGAAGGCCGTGGCCTTTCGTGGTCGCCGCTGGGGCACCACACTGCTTTCTTCCATCACAGTTGTCCGGACTTCTCCAGAAATGAGGTTAAGTTCCACCGGTTTTACAAGAAGAGGGATCGGGCTCGACCCAGGGGGGTTTCCCCCCGACGGTGCAGCAGTCCTGATAGGAGGTCGTTTCACTACGAACGCCGCCCTCCCCGACTTACCTCCGCCCCCGGAGGCGTCCTCTCTCATCGGTCACCTACGTGCATACGCCCCCCCCCAGTATATCCCCCCGGGCAAAGGCGTAGCGCCACGCACATACAGGCATTTTTTCACCTGCTGTCGCATCACCATTACAGTGGGTTTTTACGCGGTGACTCCCGACAAAACAAAAC